CAGTCTCCACAGTCCAGCACTGACGGCACTCAGGCCCATAGACAGACCCTGCGTTGGGAATCTGTGCCATGTTTGGGCTTTGGTGCGTCATCCGGCCTGTCACAGCGCCATTGGTGATAACCCTACCATGCACCCTTCCATCAGAGCCTACAGCTTCCATCCAAGACTCAATCTGAGCCACACGCTTCTGCAGCATCAGGTAGTCACGGATTAGTATGGCTGTTTCCTTCAGTTCTTGTTTTTTATTTTTCATCTAGACACCTTACGAGCTGTTGCCATGCAGTAGCCGCCACTGAAGGTACTTGTCCATTTCCAGTGGTTTTAAGTCTGTCCACCCGCGAGGCCAGCCCATCAACCATTCTGTCCACTCCGGATTCAGTTTTCCACCATAAATTCCAGTTATTTCTGGATTGCTCAATACATAGTTTATTCTTCCTTGATTCTTCCATGATATGCTCGTTTTTCTCTGTATGTAATCCGAAGCATTCGGGGTCGGTAGTTTTTCCAACAATCCATATTCTTTTTCTTTCGTGATTGGCTCCACAGTCTTTTGCTGATAACACACCCCATGCAGCATTATACCCTGAGTTGGCAAGTCCTTTGAGGACTGTATTAAGTCCTTTTGTTCTAAGATTCGGAGAATTTTCAATGAAACAGTATTTTGGTTTAACTTCTTTGATAATTCTAAGCATTTGAAACCATAATGAGCTTTTTTCTCCAATAATTCCTTTTCCTTTTCCAGCTGCGGAGATGTCCTGGCAGGGAAAGCCGCCAGATACGACATCAACAATGCCTCTCCACGGTCTTCCGTCAAAGGTTTGAATGTCATCCCAAATCGGGAAAGGCGTGAGAAGGCCGTCATTTTGTCGGGCGCACAGTACGCTTGCGGGGTAAGGTTCCCATTCAACGGCGCAGACGGTTCTCCACCCGAGGAGCTTGCCCCCGAGTATTCCTCCACCAGCGCCTGCGAAAAGAGCCAACTCATTCATTTTCTCCACAATCCTTTATGATTTTATCTAGCACAGATTCGTCAACCATCGGCTGTCCTGTCTCGGTGAACTTCTCTGGCTTCCACCCAAGCTCAATCAGCTTTTCTCCGATCTGCTTGCGTGATCCTGGGTTGAAAGTAACCAACAACGGCTTGAGTTGCTTTCCTGTCTTTTCGCTGACTCGTGGGACTTCGTAGGATGGCCACCGCTGCTGCATTGACTCATATACCTCTGCCATTCTTCCCTTGATGTCAACAAGTAGCAGGGTTGCGTACTCTTGATCCAACTTGAAACCATTTCGTTCCTGCTCCGCAATGATGGCTGCTACCTTGTGCTCAAGGTCAACAGATTCCTGACTGAACTCCTTGCGGGTGACTTCCTCTGTCAGCCTACGGTACAACAGCTCAGTGACTTCTACGTCTGCCGTACAGTATTCCACCAGAAGGTCAGGGAAAGGATTGTCAAAGCATTCACCCTTGTAAGCCTGCTGCCGTCCAGCAAGTTCTTCCCAGCGTGTAGCGTAGTCAATCTTTTCCTTCCCGAGTGTCTTCCCCCATGCCTCCAGGCTGTGTCCTTGATCTCGACTCGGATCTAGCAGCCTTGACACTATTAGAGTATCGTAGCATTGGCTCAAACGAATCCTCGTCTGCCAAGTACGATTTAGGATCGGTGCATCGAACGCCAGAATGTTTTGGCCGATTATTAACGTAGCGTCCTTTAAATACGCCCCGAGGGTCGCGGCTTCCTTCCATGTCTTTATCTCTTTACTGTCAATGTCTTTAGTGATTACCAAGTGAATCGTACGGTGATCCGTCGATGTTTCGATGTCCAGCACTAGCCTTTTCATATCTGGCTTTCAGTTCTTCATACTCGTGGATTAGACTCTGGTGATTCCTTAGTAGCTCGTCATACTTCCCCTCCAGTTCCCACACCCGAGCCACGAGTGCTTCAATGTCCATCATAATGTTTCCTCTTTATCCTCATCACAGAAACCATGCTCTCTTTGAGGTAATTCAGAAAGATCATAGTGTTTATCCTTCCATTTTTTCCAGTTTTCTGCCATCGTTTGAAACTGGTCAAAAGAAGCACTGCTTTTCATAGAGTTTGCTAACATAGAAATAACCCACACATTTCCTTTAATATATCCTTTTGAAGAGTCTATTCTATCTAAACTAAATGAATTTTCTTTAGTTGATCCTTTTTTATTCACAACCATAGGAATTCCCAACAAAGGGCAAAAGGCAGGAATAATGAAGTCAGCTTCAGTTATATCAAACTCATAGCCATGAGAACGGGAACGAGCACGCGCAGAGTTAACAAGTCTATTCTTCAATCGCCTTCTGTAGTACTCTTTCCCCTTCTCCTTGATTATATCCCGATTGGCTTCACGGTATTTCCTTACATTGTCTAGCGTTTTCTCTTTGTTACTATGATAGTAAGCCTTGGCTTTTTCTTTGATCTGTTCTTTATTTTTTTGGTAGTAGTCTTTTTTTGACATAGTGCCTCCAAGATTAAAACCACCATTATAAACGAAAAACAGCTTTTAGTCAAGCCTTTTTTACAAAATATCTGAAATTTCTTCCATTCTTCCCGTATAAGTGTTGTAAAAAAGAGACATTGCTGGCCCAGTGTCGCCTGAGTACCGATTTTTAGCTACGCAAACCTTTGTCGTGTGCCTGTCATTGTGATCCTCTGCCATGCTGTTACGCTCCAGTGTAATCACTGCATCCGACAACTGAGCAATGGCCCCTGATCCACGCAACTGAGACAACGACACTGCCTGTCCATCCTCGTGCCCTGCATTGCCTGTGGGCCTACGAAGGTGAGACACACAGAATAGCGTAATCCCCAGTTCCTGTACCAGTGTCCGCAGCTTAGTCATCAGGTTGTCAATGGCCTTACGCTCATCGCCTAAGTCCTGCCCTGACACCACGATACTGATGTGATCCAGGAACACAACCTTACAGTCCAAAGCCTTGGCCATGTAACGGATACGGTTCAGCACATTCTCAATCTCCAGCGATCCGAAGTGATCGAACAGGAATACACGCCCGGTTCCCAGAGTCGCATCGAAGGCATCCTTCAGTTCTTCGCCGGTCACTGGAGTGTCTGGCAAGTGCAGCATCTTGTTAGCGTGTACTGACATGATGCTTCGTGCTGTCTTGCGGACAGACTCTTCCAGGAACATAGCTCCAATCTTCCAGTCCGTGGTCTTCAACAGTCCGTACAGGATTTCCCGTAGGAACTGACTCTTACCCAAGCCTGATCCGGCGGTGACAGTAATCAGTTCAGCGTCACGGATACCGTACAGCAGCTTGTTCAGTCCTTTCCACGGGTAATGCGCCTTAGCAGGCTGCTCGGGAGTGCTAACAGAGTCCCACAGATCAGCCGAGTTAACGATACCGTCCGGTACATAGACTTCTGCTTTCCACCACTCTGAAACAAATTCCTTAGTCGCGCCAGCAATGAGGTAGTCACAAGCATCTTTGAACCCCGACAGATGTTTTACGATCTTCGCCTTAGGCCCGAACAACTCAGCCACTTCTTTGGCTGCCTTACGTCCAGGCTCATCAGCATCAAAGCAAATTACAATGTTCTCGAAACTGTCTAGCCACTCAAACTGTGCCTTACAGTCCTTCAGGGCTGCGTTAGCACCGTTACGGATAGACACAACAGGCCACTGACTCCCGGTAAGTTGGTAAGCGGCAAGGGCATCCAGTTCACCTTCGACCAAAGTAACATACTTACCTCCCTGGTGGAACAGGTTTTGACCAAACAACTTAGCCTGCTGGAAGTCTCCACGGATGGAAAACTTCTTCTCTTCTACATTCCTGACCTTGTAAGCGACGATGGCAGAATCATTGTCAAGATACGGGTAATAATGGTTTGAATCATCTTGCAGGACTCCGAACTTTTCACAGGTTTGTCGATTGATACCACGCTCAGGGATGCCCCTGACAGTGCCGCTAACGCTCAGGCTCTTAGCCTTGGGCGGTTTCGGTGCTTGTTGAGTGTCTTCCACGCTAACCCTCGTAGTGTTACAAGCGAAGCAGTGAGTGTGCCCGTCATCGTACAGAGCATTAGCGTCTGAACTGCCGCAGGACGGACACTCTATGTGCTTCACGAACTTAGATTCTGTCAACTTTCGCTCCTTGCTCTGATGGCGGCAGAGGCTAGTTTTGGTGTGAATCCACAAACCATGCAGCCACCTTTATCGTTTTGAGAAAACTCGACTAGCGGTGGGGCGTCTTCAATCATCTGAGCTATTGCCTCACGCTCGGCGGCGGCAACAAGGGCGGCGAAGCGTTCAAGGTCTTCGTCAATGCCTGTCACGCGCAGCAAGAAGCCTTGCTCTACATTGAATCCCGCCTCCCGCGCCATGCGGATGATGTCATCGCGGGTCATGTCTTTTTCTCCACAGGAACAGCTAAAAGCCAATTAGAACCCAACATTCTAACAGATTTCACCCATTTCCGCATATTAGCACGATTTAATTCCACGCTGGCGTTAGGGTTATTCCACAGCTTGCGAGCCTTGATAAGCATTTTAGTATTCATTCTGCACCTCTGCTGCTTTCTCGTCTGCTTCGTCTTCCAGGCGTTGCATTGCCTTGGCGTTGAGGCTGTCCACAGGAAATTCCTTGTCGTCAATGGCCAGAGACAGGATAGAGGCTCGGTAGTTCCGGTGAATCTTAGCCTCAACCGTCACCAAACAGTCACCCATGTAGGTTTCGAAGATAAAGGTCACGATGCCATCCTATAAAGTCCAATGTTAGCGAATGCGTACCCAATGTAGCAGACAAACATAGGCGTGTTGCCTTTGTATAGCTGCTCCAGGGCTACGCCGAGGTAGATCAAGCCCGTTACAGCGATTAGCCATGCACTCATTCTAAATCCTCATACGTCAATCCATATTCTTCTGGCTCAGGATGATCAGGATCGCTAGGGTGCGGATGAGCCCTCAGAGCCGCATAATAACGCTTCAATGCCTTATCGTCGCAAAATTCTTGCCACGCATCGTCGGGAAGGTCTTGATAGTCAATCATTGTATCACCTCGGCATCCTTGCAAGCAATCCAGTTCTTAGCCTGATATAGATCACGCTCACGAACCCAAAAGACAGCCTCGTCAGGGTCAAACCACACCACATCGAACTGCTCACCGATGTGCTGGCTGTACCAAAACAGACCATCGGAACATCCTTTGACTTGAATCTTAATTACTTTTCGATCAGACATGATGCAATGACCCCACAGACAATGAAAAAGACAGTCAACATTGATTGTTGCCCTCATCCCACTCAGACATGACCTTTTGGATGTCTTTCATAACGACATCAGACCCATACAAACGCATCAAATCGACAATGGCATGGACAGTCCCAAAGTAGTAGCACTCCTCCTGGAATGCTTGGTTGTCACCTAGAGACCTCAGATATTCCCCTTCCAGGGTGCTCAGATCGTCGTCAACGTGCATTATTTCCTCTTAAAAGTTAACATTAACAGTTAAAATGTTATAAATATCTTATAACATTACTCTTTTATGTTGTCTTCCCTATACAGATCATTATAGACTACAACTTCGTCCGTGTCAATAAGCTCTTCAATGTCCACACAGTTCGCAAGGTCTTCCCTTGTCGTGACAGGCACATCGGCCATTGTGGACACCTCAGCGAAACACCCATTACACAGGTCAAGGTAAGCCCCCGTAAGGGCATGCTTGCGGGTTGACTCATAATCGTTCAGGTTCTTGTTACAGCACTGACAACGCATAGTGATTCCTTTCAAGTGTTGTTTATTTACAACAGTGCATCTGGCCACTCAGGGTTTACCCTAGGTTGCTTCGGATGCTTTACTGGTTCCAGCGGTTGACCTTTGAAGGTCGGAAATGGCCAGTTTTTAAGCAATGAACAACGCTTCAGGCTACCTTGGTATTCCCCGACCCACGATAGCGCCTCTACGGGCCTTTTAAGGGCCTTCCTGACCCCTTCCTTGCCTAGATTGTCTTCAGCCATTGCCTAGACTCCTCAATTGCGTCTTCCTCCAAGCCCTCGAATGTTCGGGATTGTAGGGTTTCCCCAGTGTCGTAGTCTATCAATTCTAGCTCATAAAAGCCAGGATCGTGGACAAGCCATACGTGGACAACCTTGTCAAAGGTTCCGACAGAATAGACGAACTCCATGTTAGCCTTTCATTTTCACAATGTGAAATAGTCCCATTGGCTCACCATTGGCATCAGG